CCATCGGCAGGCACCGAGGGCGATCCTGTGTCGCTGGCCAAGAAGCGATCCACCACATTCTGGAACAGGAAGATCATTCTGGTCAGCACGCCTACAGAACGCGGCCACAGCCGGATTGAACAGGCGTATCTGGAGAGCGATCAGCGCAAGTATTTCGTGTCATGTCCCGATTGCGAGGAAGAACAGGTGCTGCGCTGGGCGAATGTGCAGTGGGAACAGGACAAGCCCGCGACGGCCATCTATGTGTGCGAGCATTGCGGCTCTTGCTGGTCGGATGCGAAGCGATACCGGGCGATCAGGTACGGCAAGTGGAGAGCCACGTCCGAGGGCGACGGCAAGACGGCTGGATTTCACCTGAGCGGCCTCTATTCGCCTTGGACGCCGCTGGAGGACAGCGTGCGCGACTTCTTGGCGTCCAAACGCGACCCAATGCGGCTGAAGACGTGGGTGAACACGTTCTTGGGCGAGACTTGGGAGGATCAAGGCGAACAGGTTGACGATCACGACCTGATGCAGCGTGCCGAGGACTGGGGCGGCGAACTGCCAGATGAGGTGCTGTTGCTGACGGCTGGCGTTGACGTGCAGGATGACCGCTTGGAGATTGAGATTGTCGGCTGGGGCCGAGGCGAGGAAAGCTGGTCGATTGACTACCAGACCGCCTATGGCGACCCATCTACCGCCGATCTGTGGATGCAGCTAGACCAGATCCTGCAACAGAAGTTCGTGCATCCGACGCACGGCGAGATGGTCATCAGATCGGCCTGTGTTGACTCCGGTGGCCACTACACGCAGCAAGTTTACAACTATTGCCGCGCTCGGGCTGGCCGAAAGGTGTTCGCAATCAAGGGTGTCGGTGGCGAGGGCAAGCCGATTGCTGGCAGGCCGACGAAGAACAACATTGGCAAGATCAATCTGTTCCCGGTCGGCACCGACACGGCGAAGGAATTGATCTATTCCCGGCTGAAGATCGTAGAAGAGGGCGAGGGGTATTGCCACTTCCCGGTCGGGCGGCACGAAGAGTACTACCGAATGCTGACCGCCGAGAAGAAGGTCACCAAGTATTTCAAGGGCAGACCTAAGCGCGAGTGGGTGAAGATCAGGACGCGCAATGAAGCGCTGGATTGCCGCGTTTACGCCACCGCTGCATTGGCCATCTTGAACATCAACTTGGAAGTCGTTTACAGAAGAGCACAAAATGTGGTACCATCGGACCCGGAGAAGTCCGTCCCGCGCCGCCCGTCCGTTCCCCGTAGAAGCAGCTTTGTGCATGGATACAAATAATGGCCAATCTGTTTGACGCAGCGAACGCCCCGGAAGGTGAGCCGCTTGAAATTGTCGTTGGCGATTTCATTCAGTGGAAGCGATCTGACATCGCGGTGGATTATCCGCCCAGCGCACACTCTGCGGAATATGTTGCTCGCATCACTGGCGGCGGTTCCAACGAGATCAAGCTGCCAGCGACTGAGCCAAGCGGCGATGACTACTACCTGTTTACGGTAGACAGCGCCACGTCGGCGGATTTTGTGCCGGGGAAATATCACTGGCAGCTTGAGATCACACAAACGTCATCAGGAAATCGAATCGTCGTTGATTTGGGCGACTTCGAAGCCATTCCTGATATGGACAACAACCAAGCCGATCCTCGCATTCATGCGGAGATCATGATCGACAAGATTGAGTCGATCCTTGAAGGCAAAGCTGACAGCGATGTCAGCAGCTACAGCATTGCGGGCCGCTCGCTGACCAAGATGTCGTTTGATGAACTGCTTGCAGCGCGTGATCGGTATCGCGCCGAGGTGGTGAAGCATGAAAACCGTGAGAAGGTGAAGCGCGGCAAGACGAACGGCTCCACGATTAAGGTGAGGTTCCGCTGATGGGTCTTCTGGACATCTTCAAAAAGCCCGCGAAGCCCAAGGGCATCCAGAAACGGAACTATGCCGCCGCCGCCAGAGGGCGGCTTTTCGCTGATTTTACGGGCAGCAACCGCAGCGCCGACAGCGAGATCCGCTGGGCGCTGAACGAACTGCGCAACAGATCGCGGGATTTGGAGCGCAACAACGAATACTTCCGTCGTTATTTGCAGCTTCTGCGCACGAATGTTGTTGGCAACAACGGCTTTCGGCTTCAGGTGCGTGCGGCGAATGCTGATGGCACCCAGGATGTGCCTGGCAGTCAGATGATTGAGGCCGCTTGGACCGAGTTCAGCCGCCTCGGCGGGCCGACTGTTGACGGCAAGATGAGCCTGATCGACTTGGAAAACCACGTCATCACCGGCATGGCGCGTGATGGTGAGGTATTCCTGCGGATCGTCAAAAACCGTGCGTTCCGGCATCAAATTGCGATCCAGATCATTGAGCCTGATCGCGTTGATGAGGAGATGAACGAGCGGTATCGCAACGGCAACGATGTCCGCATGGGCGTCGAACTGGACGAATACCGCCGCCCGGTTGCCTACCACATTCTACTGAATCATCCCGGCGACTACGATTATACGACGCTGGCGAAAGGCACCAAGCGGGCGCGTGTGCCTGCGTCCGAGATCATGCACATTTACCGTCAGGAGAGGGCAGGTCAGACACGCGGTGTGCCGTGGTCAACGGCTGCGATCTCGGCCCTGAAGATGCTGCATGGCTATCGTGAGGCGGAACTTGTTGCCGCGCGCACGGCTGCGTCCAAGATGGGCTTCTTCACCAGCCCAGCCGGTGATGACTTTGTGGCCGATGGCTATGAGGGCGAGAACGGCACGGGATCGCCGATCTACGACGCCGAGGCAGGCACCTTCCACCAGCTACCGGCAGGCGTTGAGTTCACCCCGTTTGATCCGAGCCATCCGACCTCGGCCTATGCTGACTTTGAGAAGAGCATCTTGCGCGGCATCGCTGGCGGTTTGGGCGTCAGCTACACGTCGCTGGCGAACGACCTCGAAGGCACCAGCTATTCGTCGATCCGTCAAGGCGCGCTGGAAGAGCGGGATTTCTACCGCACGCTTCAGACATTCATGGTGGATCACTTCTTGGACCCGCTTTATCGGGTGTGGCTGGAGCATGTGGTTGATAACGCCCTGACGCCGATCACCGGGCCGGGCAAGTATGAGAAATTCTCGCGCAGCTTCACGTTCCGCCCGCGTGGCTTCCAGTGGGTTGATCCGCTGAAGGAGATCAACGCGGCGGTTGTTGGTTTGCAGAACGGCATTCTGAGCCACAGCGACATCGCTGCAAACTATGGCCGCGATGCTGATGAGACCTTTGCCCAGATCGTGCGGGACAAGGAAAGCGCGGCGCAGTACGGCCTGACGATGGCCTATGAGCCGTTTGGCGATAAGCTGCCTGTCCCGGCTGACGCAGGAGGTGCAGATGGCGTACAAACCGACTGATGGCATGAAAGAAGAGGCCCGCAGGGGTCTTGAATGGCGTCGGGAGTTCGGTCGCGGCGGCACGGCTGTCGGCGTTGCCCGCGCCCGCGACATCGTGAACGGCAAGGAACTGTCGGAAAGCACCGTCAAGCGGATGCACAGCTTCTTCAGCCGCCATGAGGTGGACAAGAAGGCAGAGGGCTTCCGCCCCGGCGAAGATGGCTACCCGAGCGCTGGTCGCATCGCGTGGGCGCTTTGGGGCGGTGACGCAGGTCAGTCTTGGGCGCGCGACAGGGTTGCCAGCATGGACAATGATCGCGGCTATGAAGAGCGTCCGTATCCCAACGAACACGCTGCCCGCATCCGCGATCCTGAGAAATACGATGATTTCCGCCGCATGAACGATGAAGGCGGTGCTGGCATTGATTTCATCATTGGCCTGTGGGACGGCCAGAGCGAGATCCAGTCCATTCGGTTTGACGCTGACGAATACAGCGTCTCTGAGGCCAAGGACTGGCTGGATAGAAACAACTTCACAGCCCAGAAGTTTGAGACTGCAATCGGCTCGGAGGAACGCGCAGTGCAAACCGATGAGAAAGATGATATGATCCCCGAAGCAACCGAGGGGGCTGAGATGTCTGAACAGCGTGCAGAACCGGATGAACTGAGCGTGGGCGAGGAAACCGCCGCGCCTGTTGATGTTGATGCGGGCGAGGAGCCTGACATCTCCACCGAGGCCGAATTGAACGACCGCTTCAGCCGCGATGACATGAAGACGCGCTCCATGGACGGCAGCGCGAAGGTTATTGACAAAGAGAACCGCCGCGTTCGTATCGCCATCTCCAGCGAGGAGCCGGTCGAGCGTTCTTTCGGCGCAGAAATTCTGGATCACAGCGAGGCCAGCATTGACCTTGAGTTTGCCCGTTCTGGGCGGATGCCCTTGCTGCTTGATCACGACCCACGCCAGCAGATCGGCGTGGTGGAAGGTGTAGAACTTGACTCTGCTACCCGGCGTCTCCGGGGAACGGTTCGCTTTGGAAAAGGCGTTCTTGCGAGCGAGATCTATGCAGATGTTATGGACGACATTCGTTCGAACATCAGCGTTGGCTATGCAGTCAACAAAATGGATCGCGAAGGTTCGGATCGCTACCGTGTCTCTTCGTGGTCTCCAATGGAGGTATCGGTCGTTTCGATCCCCGCTGACAGGACAGTTGGCGTTGGTCGCGCGGCAGAGACTTCACCCGCTAAACCAGTAACTGAAACTCCAAAGATGGAGACCACAATGACTGATGAAGTCAAAATTGATGTGGAAGCGGTGAAGGCCGAAGCTGCCCGCGCCGCCGCCAAAGAAACCGGCGAGATCTATCGTCTCGCTGCCAAGCACAACAAGCGCGAAATGGCTGACGAAGCTGTCAAGAATGGCACCTCGCTGGCTGAGTTCCGGGGTCAGCTTCTTGACGTGATCGGCTCGAAGCCGCTGGATGACAGCGCCATCGGCCTTTCCAAGAAGGAAGTCCGCAACTTCTCGCTGATGCGTGCGATCCGCGCAATGGCAAACCCGTCCGACCGTGGCGCTCGCGCTGCTGCCGAGTTCGAGTTTGAAGCCGCTGCTGAAGCTGCAAAGCGTGACGGCATCGACCCGCAGGGCCTCTACATCCCTGCCGACGTTCGCCGTTCGTGGTCCAAGCGTGACCTGAACACCTCCGACGATTCGGCAATGATTGCCGAGGACTATCGCGGCGGTGACTTCATCGACGTTCTGCGGAACGCATCGTCGGTGATGCAGGCAGGCGCGACCATGCTGACCGGCCTTGTTGGCGATGTCAAAATCCCCAAGAAGACCGCAGCTTCGACCGCAGGCTGGATCTCGACGGAGGGCGGCGCATCGTCCGAGTCGGAGCCGACCTTTGGTCAGGTCACCATGTCGCCGAAGACCCTCGGCGCGTTCACCGACATCACTCGCTTGATGATGATGCAGTCGAGCCTCGACATTGAGGCACTGGTCCGCAACGACCTCTCGACCGGCCTCGCACTGGCGATTGACAACGGTGCGCTTCAGGGTTCGGGTTCGTCCGGTCAGCCGACCGGGATCGCAAACACATCGGGCATCAACACCCCGACAGCGTTCGCGGCGGCAAACCCGACCTTCGCCGAGGTCGTTGCAATGGAGACAGCCGTTGCCGAGGACAACGCCCTCATGGGCAACCTCGCGTACATCCTGCCTGCCAGCATGTACGGCGCTCTGAAGACCACCGTGAAGGACTCTGGCTCGGGCCAGTTCGTCATCGAGCCGGGTGGCACGATGAACGGCTACCGCGCCATTGTGTCGAACCAAGTCACCGCTGGTGACCTGTATTTCGGCAACTTCTCGGATCTGCTGATCGGCATGTACGGCGGCCTCGACATCACCGTCGATCCGTACACTGCATCGACCAGCGGCACGGTTCGCATCGTTGCGCTGCAAACTGTTGACGTTGCCGTCCGCCACGCGGTCAGCTTCGCCTACAACAACGACGGCGTCTGATGACGCTCACTTGGGGGGGCTTCTCCAGCCCCCCCAATCCTGAACTGGAGAACACCATGCACCACTATCTGGTCCTGAAGAATTGCGTGGCTGGCGGCGAACGCCGCACGGCTGGCGACATTGTTCAGCTTCCCGCCAGCGAGGGCAACATTCTGATTTCGATGGGTCGCGTTGAGCAAACCTCCGGGCCCAAGGCTGCACCTGTTGTTGAAGATCGTGCTGTCGGCCTGACGGAAGACAGCGCACCCAAGAAGCGGGGTCGCAAGGCAAAAGATGCCCCTGCCGCTGAATGATGATCTAGCATCCATCCTGCTGGTGGATGAATTTGCGGTGAGCATTGCTTACCGCCGAAAAGATGCGCTCGGAGACTCAACCATTTACGGCATCTTTGACAATGAGACGGTGCCTGTTGATGCCGGTGGATATGTGCAGGTCCATGAAGAGCAACCGCGTGTGACCTGTCGCACGGCTGATATTCCGTACATCTCCGAGACCGATGAGATGATTATCTCTAGCGTGGAGTACAAAGTTCGTGCTTGGGTGCATGACGGTACAGGCGTGACAACGGTCCAGTTGGAAAAGGTCTGATGGCTCACATTCGCAAGCAGATCCGAGACCGCGTGGAAAGCATCTTGGCAAGTGGTGTGTCGCTTGCACAGCGACGTGTGTATGCATCTAGGGTGTACCCCTTCACGGAGTCCCAATTGCCCGCTGTGACCGTTTACAGCGGCTCTGAGGCGTCAGGCTTGCAGACCATGGGGGTGAGGACGCTTGCGCGCGATCTCAGCCTTGTGATCGACGCCTATGTGCGGGTG